AAAAGCAATTCCAAGCAGCCAAGCAGCAGACAACCACAATGCGAGGCATTCCATTTCTTCACAAATCCTGCCAGCCCATCGAAACCGTGGATTTCTCCAGTGAGGAAGACCGCGGGCAGCTTTCCCTTTTCGGTAACGAATGCACAGGAATGTGCGGGGTCTGAGCCGATCAGACTGCGGAATAGATCACCCCTGCGTCACTCGCTCCCGCACCTGTTGTGTGGGCCGGGTTCTCCTTCACCAAATAGAAAGGCAGGAGTGTCGAAAAATCACCCCGGAGAGGGCGCAGGGGAAATTCTCTTAGTCTTTGCAGTTGATGGTTGCCGTGTACAGTGACTCAATGATTACTGTTTTTTACTTTCATGAATTGGATCAACATCAAGATCACGCAGCTTGAAGAGCCGGAAATGATCGGCGCGGAACCCGTCCAACGGGCGACCTGGCTATATCTTTTGAAGTACTGCTGCACCCACGAGAACGGTGGAGTTATCAGTAACGCACGTTCTTGGACTGATCGGCAGTGGCTGGCTCTTGGTCTGACTCGATCCGAGGTTGACCAGCAATGCCCACTCTGGTCCTGGGGGGAGAATGGAGACCTGATTGTGTGGCGCTACCCGATTGAGAGCGAGCAAGTCGTTAAGGCTAAACGGGAAGGCGGAAAGAAGGGTGGTCTTCTTCGTGGGAAATCCAAGGTGCAATCCAAAGGAGTCCTTGAAGGAGTCCTTGAAGGAGTCCTTGAAGGAGTCCCTGAAGGAGTCCTTCAACGTAATAGTAATAGTAATAGTAAAGGTAAGGATAAGGATAAGGATAATAGTAAAGACAACTACAAGAGGAAGGAGTCCGAGGAAGGAGATTTCCTCTTCGGTCCTGACGGACATACCGAGGTGGTGGCGAAGGTTTCCGTTCCACGGAAGGAACCAGCAAGACCAGCAACTGCTCCGGTCGAGACCAAGGATCCCCGGCACCATGAGATCACTTCCCAGATCGCCCAGCCGTACACCCACGTCACAGGCAAACCATTTCCGTTCTCGCCAAAGTTCGCCAAAGTCCTCCAGCGTTTCCTTGCCGGGTGGAACGGGACTGCCGATGAATTTCTTGATGCGTACCACGATGCGATGCAGGCATCCACGAAACCGTATGCCCCAGGGTGCTTGACGAAAGCTCACGACCCGTCGTTCTTCTGCCTCAACTACGCGGAGGTTGTCGCTGCCACGATGAGGGTGGAGATCAACGAGAAGCGTCAGCGGATCAAGGCACCATTCTGACAACATCAATAAATGAACCATGAACTGAAGAAGCCTCCGGGGTCGGAGGAAATGGACAGAGCAGTCATCTCCTGCCTGATGCAGGCACCGGAGTACGCCATCGACCAGGCGATTGAGATCATCAAGTCCTCGGACTTCGTCACCGGACACTGCGCCTACCTGTTCGACCTGATCATCTCCCGCCACGCTGACGGAAACCCGGTGGATGCTGTCTCGCTTACGGCCCACCTGATTGACGCTCAGAAGCTGGATTCCGTGGGGGGCGCGGGAACCATCTCGGAAATCGCCACAGCAGCGTCTGCGCCGTCTGCGGTACGATCATACTGCGAAGCCGTCAGGAGCGCATCCAGACGCCGTAGCGTTGCAAAGATAGCGTCCCGGCTGGAGGCTGTCGCCTACGATGGGCCGGATGACTGGAGAGAAAAGGTTGGAGTAATGATCCGGGAACTGGATACCGCCACCGTCCAGAGCAGGAGCGCGAACCTGATTCCAATCAAGGATGTCCTCTTTCGCTACATCGACATCATCGAGCAGGGAGTGGAGACTGACGTTGATCCTGCCATCGCGACCGGGATCAAAGGACTGGACGAATTGCTGGCTGGAGGGATCCGTCGGGAGTACATCCTGATCGGAGGAAAGCAGGGACACGGGAAGACTCTGCTGGCGATGCAGATGGCTGGCAGACTATCGTGCGCTGGAAGGCGCGGGTTCGTGGTTGGCTACGAGATGTCAGCAATCCAGATCGTGATGCGGGATCTGGCACGGGAGTCGGGTATCCCTCTCGACAAGGTGATGGGCCGCACCCCGCTGCGGGAACAGGGTGACTTCACCAGAATCCAGAAAGCCATTGAGTCCCTCGGAAGATGGGATCTGCACTACACCGAATCACCGTACATCTCGCTGGAAGGCGTTGCTTCCCACGCCAGGAACCTCCACCGAAAGAAGCCCTTGGACTTCATTGTGATCGACTACCTTCAGCTTGTGCCTGTTGCCCAGCGTTCCGGCGAGCGGGCGGATCAGATGCTCAAGACAATCTCCGAGACGGCAGAGAGGTTGCGGAAGGAACTGGGATGCACGCTTATCGCTCCGGTCCAACTGAATGACGACGGCATGATCCGTGACGCGAGGGCAATCCTTGATGCTCCGCAGGTGTTCCTTCGGATCGACATGGATGTCCACGAAAGCGAGGACGGAAACGAGGAGACTGCCGATACCGGGAGGATCAAGATCCTCAAGAACCGCTTCGGTGCATCCAACCGCAGCGTTGCAGTTCGCCGGAATGGTGCGCTCCAACGTTTCGAGGACGACGACGATCCGCCAAGGAGGAAGCAGGAGAAACCCCAGAAGGCATGGCGCAAATAGTCATGGCGCTTTGTACATGATTGCGTATGTTGCGTTGAATCCACATCAATCATAACCACCAGCAACAATGGAACTCACCAAGGACACACTCGGTCATCACCTCAAGCACAGGGAGGATCTTCGGAAGAAGTTCGTGCTGCTCTGCGGCGAGAAGACCCACAACGAAGTGATCGCTGAGATGGTCAAGGATCCTGAGTTCGGGGAGCTTGAGTGGGGCTATCACGCGATCCGCAAAATGCGGAAGCTGTACAAGTGCCAGCCTCAGTGGGGTGGAAAGCGAGTGAAGGGACAAAAATCAAGACCATGAGTGATAAATCTGCCTTGTTTGTTGCTTGGATGCTCGGCGTCTGCGTTGGCTTTGGGATTGGTGGTCTTGTCGCCACATCTCCCAACCCACAAGACGATCAACTCAAACACTACCGCGCCGTCCTGATCCGCAATGGCATTGCCGAGTACCGGGCCGATGAGAACGGAGAACCGATTTTCGTTATCACCCACAAAGAAGATGGAAACAAACCAACAGACCGATAATCAACCTGAGTCAGATCCCGAAGACGACTTCGGTGACACCACCCTTGGGCCTGCCTGTTCAATGGACAACCCAGACTGCGAAAGCTGCCAATGAATCTATGAGTATGTTCTTTTGTAACGACAACGATCAAAGCGCTTTTGATGAAACCATCAGCAAACAGGTACAACGCGAGAAACTCAGGAAAAGCCTTGAGGTTTTATCCGATGAACTCATCAGGAGAAACCTTGAGATTACCCTAAATGGACTCAAGGAAGAACTAAGGTCCGATGATTCAGACAAAAGCATGGGAGGTTTCGGTGAATATTGATCCGCCAGATTACCCGGAACCTCCCGAATGCTGCGGAGATATGATGGATGTCACTGATGATGGCGTCTGTGTCTGTGGTGCTTGCGGAAAACGCATTGAGCCACAGCCGGACATTGAGCCTGTCGAAGCAGTGAAACTGGAGGACTGGAAGAACCAATGCGCCACCTGTGGAAGGGAGACGGACTGCGTGTATTGTTCCACGGAATGCGAACCACCGTGCGCTCACGGAAACAAGGGCGAGTGCGATCACTGCGACTATCTCTCGGATCTGGCGTATGATGCCTCAAGAGAATCAAGATAACAAATACCATGGAAGTTCACGAATTCATCGCCATTGCCGAGAAAATCCTTGATGATCCCACCTGCAAGCATAAGCAGTGGGACAAAGAAGTGATTGATGAATTCACCTCAGACATGGAAGTCATCGAAGACTTCTTCGTCATGTTCTACGAAAACAGAAAACTACAGAGACCATTCAAGGATATTGAACTCGCTCTGCATGGAGCGGTTACTACCGTCAAAGATCACCTGAAATAAAAAGAAACAACATGGCTACATCAAATGGATTCCAAGTCAGCGGCAAGATCGCTGAGATTCACCCTGAGAAACAATTCGGGAAACTCACCAAGCAGGACTTCGTCATCGACTTCAATGACGGCAAGTACGATCAGACGCTCCGCTTTGAGGTTCTTGGCGACCGTGTGTCGCAACTTGAAGACCTTGAAGCCGGGGACGAAGTCACGGTTCACTTCAATGTTCGTGGTCACCGGAACAAAAGCACCGGGGTGGTCTATAACAACCTGACGGCATGGCGCATCGACACTGGTGCGCCAAAGCAGAAGCAGCGTCACCAGAAACCACTCCCGCAGAAGAGCCGCGGTCCGCAGCCTGCCGGGGACTGGTCGCCGGGTCGCGGCGATGAAGATGAAATCGAATTCTGATCCAAACTATGAATGCAATTGATATCCTTGAGAATGCCGCTGGTCACATGAAGCAGCGGGCGGAACAGTACGACGCTCCCGATGGTGAGCGGTCCATCGAAAAGACTGTCGATATGTTCAACCTGCTTACCGGATGCTCGCTCTCGCATGAAGATGGATGGGTGTTCATGGGCATACTGAAGATGGTCCGGTCCCGCCAGGGTCAATTCAAGGCGGACAACTACGAGGACGGTGCAGCGTATTTTGCGCTCGCCGGGGAAGCAGCATCCCGTGAGGCGTAAGGAAGAACTGGCAAGGTGCATGGACAGGCGACCGGACACAGGGGTCGTGGTTCATGTTCTTGTCGCAGTGGACGGAGAATCCGGGAGGCTTGGAGTCACCGACAAAGTCCAGTATCCTGCTGAACCTCATGAGGTCAGACTGGTCATGCTGGATGACAAGTCGGTGAAACTGGTTCCTTGGTGCGCCTGTGCGAGAGTGAAAAGAAATCTCTCGACAGGACCAGCGAAGAAGCGTAAGAAGAAAAAGAGAAAGAAGAAGTCAGAAGAATGGTCGGACAGAAGTAAACCGTGAGAGCTTGCTAGATGTGCTGGGTTTTGTATTTGGTTCCCAGCGCTGTCGGTTCATAGGATCACCGCTGAATGGTCCGCAATCCACGGATTCAGCAACAAACCCCCAGTCAACCATCTCGGTCGGCTGGGGGTTTGCCTTTGGTGTTTCTGGTGGTTCAGGCTGTCTTCTTCGGTCTGCCACGCTTCTTCGCTGGAGCGGGAGCCTGCTCTTCCGCGACCGGAACAGGTACTGGCTGCGCTGGAGCAGGAGGTGGCGGCGAGTACTCCGGTGCCGGGGTGAACGCCGAAGGAATCGCTTCCGGCCTGCCAGTGGTTACCAGTGTGGCTCCAGCCATTCCGTACACCGGATGCGGCGGAAGTTCCTGAACAGGCTCAGGACGCGCAGGAATTGGCGCAGGAGTAGGCTGCGGTGGTGGCTGAGTAACCGGAGGCGCAATATACTGAGCAGCGTCAGACGCAGCCTTGGCGGCTTGAAGCATGCGATCCTGGTGTGCAGCCAGAGAAACCTGCACTGCGGGAATGATATGGTTCCCCATGCTCATGCCGGATACCACTGAGGTCAGCGGGATCTGGTGCTTCGTTCCAACGTACTGCGCCACGGCAGTGATGGTTGCGTTGATGATCGCCATCTCTGGCGTATCTTTTGTGATGTCGATGGTGGTCATGAATCCGGACTACAATTACCTGCGGATTGCGTCAAGGTAAGCCTCAAAGCGACCGTCGCCGCCATACTTGCGGTCGAGCCTGCGGATTTCCCTCTCGGTGACATCTGATCCGCGCCATGGCGGGATGTACTGGTTGGCGATTGCCCGCTCGTCGCTTTGCTTGAGCTTGACCTTCTCGCTTCGCATGATCGCAAGGATCTTCTTCTTCGCTTCCCTAGGAGCCATACCGCCAGCCTCCAGAAGGCTTGTTGCCGAGGAGAACATCTGCCCGAGTTCACGCATGGTTTCGGCGTGACGGATCATGGCGAGTTTCGTGTCGGCTGCGACATCTTCAGGCTCCACGTTGTTGGCATCCCGGAGAGCCGACTGGTAGAGGGATCGATTCACGATACGCAGATCATCCTGGGCTTGCCGCATCTGAGCGAGGTACATCTCGTCGATCTTCTGGGTGCGGATACTCTGACCAGTGAGCATGGACAGGAGGACTGCATCCATCTTGTACTTGCTGCCATTCTCCTCGATCCCGTATGCAGCCTTGTACATCTTGATGGCATCACGAACGTCACCGGGATACCCGGCGGAATTCAAGTAGTACTTGATCCCCTTAGCGATCTTGACGTAGACACTGTCGTCCTTTTCCCAGATCGTCTTGTTGCGGATCCGGTCGAAACCAGAAAGAGCATTGGATGCGGCCTCGACTGCAATCTGCCTGGAGGCAAAGTTGCCGATGAAGTCGGATACGATCTGCATCGTAACCTCGGCGGCGAGGATGTCTTCCGCGTTACTCTTGTCGATTGCCTTCTGTCCGGAGATGAAGATTTCGTTCATCCATCCAAACGGAAGCTGGAAGGAAACGTCAGCCCAGTCGATCTCGCCATTGGCGTATGCTCGTCCAGCCAGCACCTTATTCTGCGCCCACTCTGGCAGTAGTTTCCGGAGCGAATCAATCTGCGAACCGTCGAGCGTCACGCCTTCCTTCTCCTCATCGTCCCCGCCACCAACCATCCGCATGACGGTGACCGCAAGGAACGATGCGACAGCAGAGTAC